GAATTCTTCGCCAAGAATCTTATTACCTGTTGGTTTCTTTCTGAAAGTTTCTTCAACTGGTTCAAAACACCTTTCAAACTTATTTTGTTCTAATGTATCTGCAGTAGCTTCTATCTTATCAAGTTCATCTTGAACCATCATGTCCCATGCGGATACGTATTTAAACTCCCCATTTGCTTTATTGATTACCCACCAACCACCAGGCTCAACACCAAGTGCTTTCGCATAGCCTGCAAGTTGTCCTACATAACCAAATGCATCATGGGACTTGAGTGTCTCGTAATCTTTGAACTTGTTCTTGTATGACCAAGGAGATGCGGATTTAATGTCATCAACACGCCTATCCATAATTAAATCGTGTGTGCCATCAATCTTATGCTTCCCTACTTTTAAAGTAGACTTGAACCCATCACTGAAATCAATACCGGCTTCTGTCAAGATGCCTTTGAATACAGCTTCAACAATGTCCCCAATCATCATATTCATCATGAAATTCATTGAGGGTTCGACACCATCTTCAGGTTGATTCTTGTCAAACCACAGTTGGCATGTTGGCCTACCTACATTTGACATGCGTAAACTGAATTTGCGTTCATTATTGTTGAACTGTTTGTTTAACGCTTCGTTAATATCTTTGAGAATACGAGCAATCGTGGCATCAGAAATGCCACGTTTAGATTTGCGAACATCCTCAAGATAACGATGCACCTTGATTTCGTTTGGATGTGTGATATTCATTAAGACTCCACAACGACTGAGTCATCATCAATGTCGATAAAATCTTCGACAAGATCTTCCTCTTCAGCAGACATCTTGATTTCTCGTTTCTCGTTCCAAGTCTTAACAATGTACTCATTGTAGTTGTTTATCCACTCAATGAAATCAGAAAACTTCTTCTGATCTTCATCAGTAATATCAACAGCGTTAGTGAGATCAAGATCTGCCGTGGGCAAAAAGAAAGAAGCACCTGTTGGCAACTTACGCTCTTCAGAACCACACGTGATGAAATGCTGAACCGGCAGCCTCTTTTCTTTGGCCATCGTAGAAAATGGGGAACCCATAGTCTTAAAAGCGTCCTTATTATCAATCTCCCAGATAAACGGATAGACTGAATCTTCAATCTCATTGCCTTCAGAATCGACTGCACCAGTCAGTTTGACTTCGCCAAGTAGTACACGGACACGCTTAATTTGTTTAATTAAATTCTTCAAATCGTCTGGAAGTGCTTGAAAATCTTTAATATATCCTGCGGGCTTTCCGCAGTTTAGTCCGCCTACATTGTCTTTGAGATCTCCATTTAGATCTTCAGCCATCAATGTTTTTACATACAATTTGTTTTCTGCGTCATACCGCTTGTACATAAAACGCTGTACAAAGACACGGATGTCTACATTTTCTGCGTAAACAAAATTGTCGTCTTGTAGTTGCAAACGGTACATGCCCGCTGGAACTACTTCCATATTTTTTACTTTACCTTTTACTTCCACTTGTCCCATAACTGGCTGATTCCAGATACGTAAACGTGGGAGAGTTGAAGATTTAGCAGGTGCTTTTTCCATGTCAGCACTCATGCCCATCGCTTTTGCCATTTCAGCAAAGTTACTTGAATCAAGTGTTGCGATTTGTGTAGTCATGTTAGTTGTCTCCTTAGACATCTTCTTGAGCTAGCCAGTTTACACCCATCTTAGCCTCTAGTGCAAGAGGTACGTTGAAGTCAATACCAAATCTATCTTCAATGATACCGTGTAAGTTACTATTAATACTCTTAATGACATCCAGTACTTGTTTCTCCTCGTCTGGATGAATGTCAATAACGATTGAATCGTGCACAGAATTTACAATACAGGAGTTCAACTCTGATATTGCAGAATTTATCTCTAGCAAGACCGCAGGCACAATGTCAGCAGTAGCAAACGATTGTACGGGGTAGTTTTTAACTGCAGTGAAATTAGTAATCGTACCATTGCGTCTGCGCCTGACGTTCTCAAACTTAAATTGACGACCACTTGGTGTCGTAATCATGTTGTGAATAAGCACTTCTTTGGCTAATTGTTTATGCCATCTGGCGATTCCTTTGTATTTTTCTGTGAAGTGTTCGTAGTATCTTGCTTCTGCAGGTGTTCTTCCAAAGCCCGTTGCTCCGTAAAGCGGAGCGAATGTATGTGCCTTTGCCTCCTGCCTTGAAGTTGCCTGACCCGCTTCCGAAATGACTTTTGCGGTGTACGAATGGACATCAAAACCCTCCTTGACTTCTTTAATTGCTGTTTCGTCTTGTGACAGAAAAGCAGCCACACGAAACTCTAGTTGAGCAAAATCAGCTTCCATGATCTTGCCGCCTTCCCAACGAGATACGAACACTTTCTTCACGGGGAATGTACCACCACGAGGCATATTCTGCATATTGGGATCGCGCCCTGAGAAGCGTCCAGTGGAAGTCATGTGCTGAGTAAGGCGAACATGAAGCTTGCCATCTGGCTTAGTGAAAGTCCTGATACCATCCACGAAACTACTAAGGTAAGTATCAACAGCACTGAGTCTACGAATCTTGGAGAGGAAACTAACCGCCTCATCCATCCCTTTCGACTGCGCGACACGTTCTAAATACTCCAAATTACTTTTACTTGTACTGAAACCGTTGGCACTATGCCATTTCGGTCCAGGCGGATTAAATTTTAGTCCTGCAAGCTTTGGTAATTCATCAAGAACGTACCCTCTCGCGTTACATGTAGCGCATTTGGTTGGCTTCTTGAAATCTGCTCCATCTTTCTTCTTCTTGAAATAAGTGCCGTTGCCGTTACATTCTGGGCACTTACGTGCTTTTGTGCGCCTGACTGGATTGCTTGAGTCTTTTACAAACCGCTTGAAGTCATTAGGGTTCATATACGGATCAGCATCATTAGCCCACTGTGTTTTATCCTTCGGCTTGCGTGAGTAAATGACCCACGATAGTTGTTCAGGAGAGTTTAAGTTAATAGGAATATCACCCATAAGTGATAATACTTGTGCATTTAAATCACGTATAAGTGATAATTTTTCTGCTTCAAACTGTTTGCGTACATGTTCAAGTGCATCGTTGTCTACAGTAAATCCAGTTCGGTATATGCGGGCTAGTAACACACAAGTCTCCATTGTCAGATCGACAACAGGCACTAGATCTCTATTCGCCTGATCTCGCATGTCTGCATATTGATCGTTGTAGAGACTCATCGTTGTTTGTAGATCAGCGTAAAGATACTCTTTTAACTCTTCGTAAGGGATGGCGTTGATAGCCATACCCTGCTTCATATAGTTTTTTAAAGTGTCTTGTTTCTTAAATGGTAAGTCTCGCCTTTCTGCAACTGCTTCCAAGGATAAGGGCTGCTTGATACCGCGTTGGAGTACGTATTCAGCAAGCATAGTGTCCCAGACAGCACCATCATATTTGAATCCCGTTTCCCATATCCACATCAAATCGTGCGGAGCATTGTGCGCTATCAACAAAGTTGTCTTGTCTAAAATCTCTTGTATTTGATCGCAGTCACGTTTGCGATATTTGTAATCGCAATCATACTCATTGTGATCAAACGTGAAGTGCATAGGTTCACCATCTTCTGGATAAAGACCAACCATTACTAATGTATTTTGTGCCTCAAAAGGGTCTAGGTGTAATTTACCGTCTCGCTTTGTTACAGTGTTCTCTACGTCAAGAACCAGCCTCATTTTGATGCTCCTCTAAGTATTCTACTGCGTTCTTGATGCGACGCAGTTCATCTTTAAATTGTCCTAAGCCACTATTGCAATTGAAACAGAGCCACCCTCTAAATGTCTCTGAGTCATGACAGTGATCCAGTACCCACGTTTGCATACGCATTTGTCCATGTTTACTGATTTCGTCGATGTCCCTTTTGCAAATAGGGCATTCGTAATCATCATCAGGATACGGATTTTCTTCTTTCAGTCGTTTCACAAGTGCGGATTGATTACGCCTGCAAGTGTTGCATTTCCTTTTAATTTCTCCAGATGGCATATGCTGAAACTGATCTGGGGGCTGTCGTAGTCCACAATTATTACATGTGATTCCGTCATCGCCGATATAAGCCCAAGTACTATCATTCCTTTTTTCAAACATTTCCAATTGGAATGCTTCAAGAAAAGCGTTAATCCTTTCATTACTTGTCAATTTTATTCCTCATATCTTCCTACTGAGTAATTCAATTCAACTGACACATAACCATGCCATCCTGTAAGCTTGTTTTTAACCGAATTCAGATAGCGTAAAGAGTCATCCTCTACTTCTGTTTGGCCGTTGTCGATCACGGGGTTCTTCCCGATCAGGATCATCAAATCAGCTTCAGATGCTTTACCAGTTTTACTGCCTTCCATCATCGACTGATCAAGTTGAATGCGACCTTCTGCTTCAGCAGATAGTTGGGACATATAAAACACTGCGCATCCATATTGCTTTGCAATCATACGTGCATGGATGGCACAAGCTTTCAACGCTTCGTGTTGTGTAGTGAACCCACTGCCGTGAGTAAACTTATCTCCCATGTCAAGCACGAGCACGTCAGGTTTATATGTTTTGCATACAGACTCAACCCAAAACATGTCATGCCCAGTAGCGTCCTTGATCCTGATTTTATCCTTTAGTTTTGCCCATCGCTGTTGCGCCTGTCGAGGATTGTTCTTGATCTCTTTCATGGTCATGCCAGAACAAGCTGTCAGATATCGTGCACCTACACGGTGTGTACCTTCCTCATTACAAAGGATAATGCAGTTTGCTCCTTGTTCAGCAAACCCGCCTGGCCCTGCAATAATTGAAGCATGGAAGGATGTTTTACCCGTGTTTGGTCGAGCACCGACAATGACCAAATGTCCTGCGTTTACACCCTCTACGTGCTTCGCAAATGTAGTAATGTTGAAACGCCACCGCGCTTCAAGATCATTGCGATCAAGTAGTGTGTCGATATCAAGATCATCCCATTCAACATTCATATCTGGCAGGAAATCGTCCCGATAGTTCTCAACAATCCTCCGCAGTGACTCTAGCGACAAATCATCTCCATTTGTATACCGCATACCAATGTTCGTGATCTCTTCGCCAAGATAGGTCTGAAACATTTTAGACAAAACGTCCTGCGCCACGTCATGGCCAAGAGGCAGCACTTTCCGCAACTTCAGGAAAAGTCCTCTATATTCTGCTTCTTGGGAGTTTGTAAGTGAGGGATCAGAAGCAAAGAACAATGCCTCCAGTTCATCTACTGTGAGGTCACGTTCGTATTTCAGCATGGATTCATCGACAAGTGTCTTAATTTTTCCTGCTTCTTTACTGAATATCTTGTGTGGGCATCTATTACCTTTATATGTGTCGTAAAAATCTTTATTCAGTAGACTCTTGATTATCGCTAATTCCACTCGCCTGTTCCTTTTTGTTGAAGATCTTATCCCAATTACTTGCGTATTGCTTTCTGTTAGAAACACGTGACCCAGAGCCTTTGCCTCCGTGCCACGCCTGGCCCTTCGGTTTCTCACGACTATTGATCCAGTCTTGATTGCGTTCATTCATGGAGTCACGCCAGTGTTTAGCCATTGATTCCCTCCTTATTCCTGCGGATCACTGCCGGGGTACACGTACTCATCTGCTTTTGCATTATAGAAACCACCAATCTGATTTATTGCAGAAGGGTCAGTCCAATGTTTTCTTTCGTACTTACTGATCTCTTCCTCAAGATCAGAATAATGTACACTAGCGGCGGTAGCTACACCCTCCTTCGGTGCTAGCGTTTCAGCCATAGCTTTAAACTTATCGTGCTTGATAGGGTCATCTGCCATGTCGGCCTCATTAGCTAAGAAAAGCGCCCACAAATAAGCGCACTCACCTGTTAGGCCACTGCCTCCATAAGCACGTTGAATATACGGTGTTTTGCTCATTGTTTTTCCCTGATACAAAAATATTTATGTTCCCCACAAATATTGGTAAATCCAATACTTCTGCTTTCGTCTGACATAAAGTGTCCGACACCTGCTATGGAACCGAATATAAATAAAATGAAAGCATATACTTTAATCATCTCCTACGCCTCCTTTTCCGTGTCCCATTTAACTTTGTTTGGCGTTGATTTTGGCGCACGTTTCTTTTCGGTTTTAAATACAAACCAAGTGAAGAACACGCATGTGATCAGCACATAATGACCAATAATATTGTACCCGATGTACAGTAATTCGGTTGTGTAGATGCCAAAGGCGATGCACCACATGGCGGCTAACAAAATCGTGAGGAGATACTTGTACTCCATTGGTGCAAATTTAAGTGCATTCTTTGTGGCATCCAATAATCCAAAGCCAAACTTGGTCAACGCTACCCAACCATTTTCTTCAAAAGCTTTGAATATTTTCATTTCTTTTTCTCCTTGTATTCACCGTGCACAGGCTTTTTCGGAAACTGCTTTAGCCAACATGCGGCGCAAAAATACACAGGCTTATCACCTTCTTTTGCATCCGCTTTGCTATCACAGAAATCGCATTTAATTAAATTGTTCATGGCGATAATCCTCTTTTGCGACACACTGACCAGAGACCAACAACTTGTCTGAAGACAAAAAATGAAACCCGTAATCGCTGTTAACCACTGGCTGTTTTGCAATTGTATTTACAAACTCTTTGCATTTGTCATACGATTCAAAGATTCTGTCTGAGACTGCCGGTTCAAATCCGGTCACTACAAACACTAAAAGTATTTCTTTCATGCGACATCCTCCTCTTCGTCAGGCTTGTAGGGCCACGGCTTAGAT